GTCAAGGGAGGGGGGAAAGAAGGGGGACTCTTTATTTCTTTTTCTTTTGTGGGTAAAAGAAGACCCCGTGAACACTGGTACGGAAGAATCAGTATCCACGGGGTGGAAAGAGTTGGGAACGGTGATGAACGTTTTGCGATGATTCAATTAGGAGGTGCCGTTCCCGTGAAGGATTATAGCATTTTTGAGGATTTTGAGATTATTGAGCTTACGGGGGAGATACCAGATTAGTCCCCGGCATACATACTGGACGGGTGGTCGATGTGATGAGGCAGTTACCACGCCGGGATTACCGCTCCCCCACAGGCATGGTAGCATGGGAATGATGGTTAAATTACATGATTGTAGTAGGTGTTTCGGGCCAACTGTTTTAGATTACGAGGGAAGTATATGTATTAGATGTGGGTATGCTGATTACTCAATTGACCCACGTATAGAGGATTACAGGAAGAGGAAGCGTGTCAGGGAAAACAGGGAGAGTCAGGTTATAGGGATGGAGGTGGTTCCGAAGAAGGGAGGCACCCGTGGAAATTTCTCCACGAAGGTGTACACGGTATCGTATTTAAACGGTAACGGTGCTGAGAATATCAGGTACGACATGGCCTGTCCTTACAGGGAGTGCGGAGAGGTTTGTTCCCCGAAAGATAAGGGATTAAAGAGAAGAAAAGAACACAGGTATTCGTGTACTGTAGGGCATGTGTGGTATCTTTTGGTCAAAGACCACCAGCCAGTTTGCTGGATGCAGGAGGTTATCATGCCCAGAGTAGGGAAAAAGCATTACCCGTATACCGCTAAGGGAAAAGCTGCTGCCAAAAAAGCAGCCAAGCGTACTGGTAAGAAGATGACTAACACCCGGAAGAAGAGATAATGCCAGCAAGTAACGCACAGATACCCGGTCACTGGGGCAACAATCCTGAGGCGGTCAAGGCCCGTCAGGATGCTTTTCTTGAGGCTCTTGAGTTTCACGGCACTATCAAGCACGCATGTCAGGTAGTCAGGATTAACAGGGGTACCGTGTCCAGCTGGAGAAGAAAGGACGTTAACGGATTTGCCAGCAGGCTTGCGGATGCCCACGAGGACTTTGCGGAAGAGATAGAGTACACCGTGTACCAGAGGGTAAAGGAACCGGACTGCCCCCCGGTACTCCAGATATTTGTCCTTAACGGACTGAAACCCGATAAATACAGGCCCCAGACTACTGTTACTGACGACACCGCAAAGGATATTATGGTGGAGTTGCGTAAGAAGTTCAGGGGAATTAAATTCGATGACCCCCCTACTGCAGAAGAAATATCTGTTCATCAGCAGGCAGAGAATATCCTTAAATCTAAACGCAGCTAGGAGTTCTAAGTGACTCACGTTCCCGGACATATCGGCCCCCACAGGCCTTTCGTAAGCCCGGAAGAGTTTATATCTAGAGGTTGGTCTCCTGATGTAGGAATGCAGATGGTTGGTGGGATTCCATTCAGCCCACCCAGTCGTGCAGAGATTGCAGCCAACCCGTTAACTCCTTGGATACCCGGCGTGTCCACCGCAACCTACTGGCCTGAGATGGGACCTTGGGGAAGGTCATTTAGTACAGGAATGGATATCGCTGACTTGCTGTCTCTTGGATGGGCATCTAAACTGACTTCTCCTATCACGTCTCGTATTAGGTCTGGCATCACGGATGCTGCCAGTAGATTCCGTCCTGCCCAGCCCGTAAAAAATACACCGCTTGGTCCCCATTCATGGTACGGGCCAGCATCCCCTGAAGCTAAGAAGGCGATAGAGGAAGCGTACGATACCATACAGAGGATAGAAGAATTAAAAAGATTGGACCCTCCTCTTGAGTTCGATGCTGCTGTAGCATCCCAGATGATAAAGGGAAGCCCTAATGCCCCCATGAGAATAAACCCTCCTGACTTTACTGTTCAGAGAGGAGTTCAGAGTCAGGCACTTCCAGACCAGTTTCTTCCCGGTAGTGTTTATGGGAATAAGCCAACAGATTTGCTTCCATCAGAGATATACTCTGGACCAGAATGGCTTCACCCTCTTCCAAGGAAAGTAGCTCCAAAGACTTGGCAGGATTTTCTTATTGAAAAGAACTACGGTATCAAGGGAGTAGAGGAAGTTATTCCTGATGTCCCGTTGTTTCAACCTGATACTCCAAGAATAAGAACAAGGGGATTTGGAGAAGCTCAGGATGTTATTCCTTCAGTAGAGAATCCCTATACCTTCACAGATTATGTAAATGCAGCTAAGGGAGAAGTTCCTTACTCTACCGTACCAACGGAATACAGGTCTCCTGAACGAGTACTGGCCGATTTGGATGAAATGTTGGAATTAGTAAGTCAACGACAGGCAAACCTAGATAAGGTTAAGATACAGGCAGGGCCTTCTATCCCTTCTCCTATTCCTCCTGCTCCAATGAAAGATATGTACTGGGATTTGAATCAAGGTGGTTGGAGCCACCCATATAATGCACGAACTCGTGCATTAGTCAATCAAGCAGGAACACTTCCGTTTACCATGCCTACAAGAGGCATGTATTTCAACGAACTGATGGAATGACCACTGCATCTGCTAATGAACTATCAGATTTTATCTATGACAAGGTAGGGTTTACCGCTACCGACCTGCAGAAACGTATCCTCGGTTCCCGTAAACGCTTCACTCTCGTGGCAGGGGGAGAGCAGGCCGGGAAGTCTATGGTCGCCTCCAAGTATCTCCTTGCCAGATTTCTTGAGACACACGGCGAAGGGCTGTTCTGGCTGGTGGCTGCGGACTACGAGAGGACTAGGGCAGAGTTTGAATACCTTGTTCAGGACTTTGCTGCTCTAGGACTGCTTAAGGAATCCTCTAAAAGGGTAGACCCCGGACGCATTATTCTTGCAGACGGCACCCGTATAGAGACGAAATCCGCAAAAGACCCACGCACTCTTGCTATGAGGGCACCTGACGGAGTTATAGGATGCGAGGCATCGCAGCTCGACCTTGAGACTTTTCACAGGTTACGTGGCAGGTGCGCACCTAAGAGAGGGTGGATGTTCCTCTCAGGCACGTTTGAAGGCTCTCTTGGCTGGTATCCGCAGATGTATCAGGCATGGCAGCACTCAGGCTCAGAGGACGAGCAGGCTTTCTCCCTTCCAAGCTACTCGAACCAGCATCTATACCCCGGTGGTAAGAACGACCCGGAGATTCTGGAGCTTAAGAAGGCATCATCAGACGACTTCTTCATGGAGAGGATTGAGGGAATCCCGGCACCGCCTCAGGGAATGGTGTTCTCAGAGATAAGACCCGATATCCATGTCAGGGAAGTGAAGTACGAACCCGATATTCCCGTTCATATCTGGATTGACCCCGGCTATGCAGAGGCATACGCCTGTGAAATCATCCAGATAGTCAATGACCAAGTAAGAGTTATTGATGAAATATACGAAAGGAACCTAGTTACTGATGAAATAATAGATATAGCGCAGAGTAAGCCTTGGTGGAGGGACGCACAGTTCGGTGTCATAGACGTTGCAGGCTACCAGCATCAGGCGATGGCTGCTCCTGCCGAAGTATGGCTTGAGAGAACTGGATTATTCTTTGATTCGGAGAAGATTCGTATCAATGAGGGGACAGAGAGGCTGAAATCCTTTTTGAAGATAGACCCGGTGGACAGAACGGAACCCAGAATTGTATTTGACCCCAAGTGTAAGGGTATACTATCGGAGTTCGGTGTGAGACCAAACCCTTTCGACGGTCAGGCCCGTGCGTACAAGTGGAAAATGGACAGGGATGGTAACATTGTCGGGCAAACGCCTGAGGACAGGTACAACCACGGCGTTAAGGCAGTGATTTACGGGTTGATAAATCGCTACGGGTACGGCTACGTCACCGATAAAAACAAGATAATGGTGAAACGCTGGTAAATGGCTAACTACACGCCCGAAGAGATATCTGCCCTAGTAGATAACCACTACGATTTAACTGAACCGTTGCGTTCACGGATGGATGACGACCACAAGCTCTACCGACTGGAGGAGTTTGACGCAGGAGAGGGCTACCAGTCCTACACATCCAACGAACCACAGGTATATGCCGATAAACTAATCTCTTGGATGACATCTTCAGAGATGGTTGTCCGCATTCCCTACGGAAACTCCGACAGGGAGATGCGTGAGAACAACGATGCCAAGGAAAGGTTTATCATAGGACTGCTCAAGGCTGCAGATGAGCGTCTTACCAAGCGTCTTCAACCTACCGTCAGGCAACAGCTTGCTTGGTATATCACCCTCAGGGGCTGGTACTCAGGAAGAGCGTTGCTTGTCAAGGATGAGGACGGGGAGACCTACGTCGATGTCCAGCCTTGGGATACGATGCACACCTACTGGGGTGAAGGGAAGAACGGGCTTGCTTGGGCGTGCTACAAGACCAAGAAAACTCCTTCAGAGATAAAGGCAATCTACGATGTCAATGTCTCAGGAGAGGGTGACGACCCGAACGATGACGATGCGGTTGACGTATTCGACTTCTATGACCGTGAGGACAATATAGTCTGCACGGAAGAGATGATTCTTAAGAAGAGAACCACTCACGGCTCAGACGAGGTTCCCGTATTCATAGGACCAGTCGGTGCGACACCAATGGTCCAGTCCGTTACCGATACTGGCAATCTGGATACGATGGAAGACTACGGTGAGTCCTGTTACAAGGCTTCCCGTGACCTGTTTGAAAAGCATAACTTCATGATGAGCGTCATGCTGGAGCTTACCGCAAGGTCACGCAGGCAGGGACTCAAGGTAAAGTCCCGTGACGGAACCAAGACACTTGAGGAAGACCCGTACAAGGAAGGCTCTGAGATTGCACTCGGTCAGGGAGAGGACGTTGAGCCTCTCGGACTGCTCGAGATGGCAAAGGAATCAGGGGCTTTCATGGGACTCGTCTCAGGGGAGATGCAGAGGGGTGGACTTCCCCACTCCATCTACGGACAGCTTGAGTTCCAGCTATCAGGATTCGCTATCAATACCCTTAGACAGGGAGTTGAGACTGTTCTGGTGCCTAAGTTGCAGGCACTGGAACGGGCATATATGTGTATCGCCAGAATGATTTCAGACCAGTACATCACTGGCTCATTCCAGTCCATAGAGGTTAGCGGTCAGGACAGGAACAGGATGTATTTCTCTGAAGAGATATCATCGGATACGGTAAAGAACGCAGGGGATGCGGAGATTAAGTTTGTAGGACAGCTGCCTCAGGATGAGATGACCAAGATGAGCATGGCTCAGATAGCAAGAGAGGGACCAACGCCTCTGTTGCCTGACGTATTCATCCGTGACCACGTTCTGGGACTCCAGTCCGCAGACCAGATGGAAGACTCTATCAACGCACAGATGGCAGAGAGTATGCTTCCTGAAGCACAGCTATGGACTATGCTTCAGGCTGCTTTACGGCAGGGAAGACAAGACCTTGCCATGTTCTATCAGGGCGAACTCACACGCCTCTTCATGATGAAGACGATGGAACAGTCGCAGATGATGAGCGGTGGTGGCCCTCCCGGTTCTCCTACGGGGGGACCGCCACCCCTTGGACCCGGTGGTCCACCACCTCCACCCGGTCCCGGTGGAGGAGGCCCGATGGCTCCTCCGACAGTAATGCCTAACGCAGGGATGGGAGTACCGCCTGTTGCGCCAACCGCTCCAGTCGGCCCATCTGTTCCTGCAGGGACACCAAGACCGGGAGCGCAGAATACAGAGACCAGATTAGCAAGCCTTGGGCTGATACCCCCGGCTGCTGGAGGATAATATGCCCCATAGACCTTGGCATACGGGTAACCCGTTTTTCGGTGGAGGTATGTACGGAGGAGAGGAAGAATTTGACCTTCCTGCTCTTTTCGCTGCATCTCCGCAACTGGGAAACCTTTCTCCTGAAATAGCAGCTAATGCAATATCATCTGCAGTTCAGCAGATTTCTGCACCTGCATCAAGTCCGTTTCAGGATTTTGTAGGGATGCCGGGAGAGCCGGGTGATATAGGAAATGTACCTGTAGCACGACCTACTCCAATGCCAGTACCAGCACCTCCACCAACTCCATCCCCTCCCCCTCCACTACTTGGAGGAATCAGTGGTGGAATGATGGATATGCCAGTACCGCCAGCAGAAAGGCCATTCCTTGGTGGTATGGGTGGCGGTTCTGCCCCGATGGATATGAATGTACCAATCGGTCCTGAGCCACCTCCATCGGCACCAATGCTGACTCCAGAACAGATGAGAGAGATTGGATTACGGTCTGCTCTACAGAAAACAGGACTTGGTTCAGTTCCCTTTGACGCAATGTCAGAAGTCGGACCAATGGGTCAGGATATGACTTTTGGGGGTGGATGGACGAATCCTGCTAGGTGGGGGCCAGAAGATATTCCTGATAAATGGAGTCCAGTCGGAGTTCCTGAATATCCTGTAAGAAGATTAATGGATACCACAGACCCGTCTACAATTCGTGATTTAATGCAGATAGCTCCTACAGAGTTAGGATTTGCTGGAGAGCCAGCAGGTTTCAGGGGAACCGTCCCCGGTCAGGCTGCAGTCTCTCCACAGATGGCAGAACTTGAATCTGGGTCATTTCCACAGGCTGGTCTCGGAACTATGACAGATGTAGGTGGAATGCAAGGTGAGCTTGGAGCATTTGGAACTGGTGGTGGTAGCTTGAGAGAGGGGATTACAGGTCCGATAACAGATAGATGGTTAAGGTCACGAGACCCACAGTTTGAAGAGTTCTTTGACGAGTCAGTCAGAGGAACTCCTGCTGCTCAGGCTCCTGTTAATGAAGCAGCTGTAGCAGCCAATAAGAAATTAGCTCAGGTTACACAGGCAGTAATGGATAATCCTTCGTTTAAGAAAGGCAAAGGTACTAATGAAGAAGCTGAGGAAGTAGCCGTAAGAATTCTTGCAGAAGACTCACAGGGCGTTACATCCACAACTGCGGTAGAAAGAAAACTTAAAGAAGTTAGAGCTGTAGTATCTCCAAAAGAAGAAGTTACTCCTGCAAGGCCATCTGTAGTATCTCCTAAAGAAGAAGTAGAAGCTGTTAAAGCAGTAGAGGCCGTTAAACCTTTAACTGTTGCAGACCAGAGGAGAGCAGATGCAATAGCTGCTGCTGGACCGGGTGGTGGTTTTCCCGGTACTGGTGGGCCTCTTGATGAGCCTACAGTGGAACCAAGTACCAAGGAAGAAAAGGATGCGATACAGAAGGAAGCGGAGAGAAAATTACGAGAACAGAAAGCAGCGGATGCTGCTGCTGCTGCTGCTGGTTACGTAACGACTCCATCTACTACAACAGAAGTTATATCTGAAGCAGCGAAGAAAGAAGCGGATGCTGCTGCTGCTGGTAATGGTGCAAAATTTACTGGCTATCCTGTTAGTTCATCAGTAGATATAGACCCGACAACCAATCTGCCATTTGGTCAGGATACTGCTGCCGGGGCAAACCTTGCTGCCATTGGCGGTGCTGGTGGTCCTACCTCTCTGTGGCAGCAATCACTTAGCCCATTTGAACAGTGGCAACAGTGGCGTATGGCTCCGTATGGCGGTGCCACCCTTGGTGGCATGGCAAGAGGAATGCAGTCTTTAGGTGCCGGGTATCAACCTGCATACGGCAGATTCCTACTTGGCTCAGGTCAGGGTGGCTATGAAGGCGACCCAATGGATACAGGGGCTGCATTTAGGCAGTATCTTGAAGGTGACCGTAGGGGGCTAGGAGATGTTAGGTCATCTTACGGGTCTCTGGCAAAACACCTTGGTGGTTACGGAGGGACTGACTGGTCTAGCTTATCACCAGCGTGGTCGACTTTATTTGACCCCGGAAGCGAGAATTATAGGTCAAATATACTAAGCGCAAGTCAGGCTGCATTAGGTATGAGTCCCGGATTTGGTCAACAAGGTAGAAGTAGTTTAGGTAATATATACGATGTGATGCAGACTCAGTATGGCCCTGAGGGTGCTGGTAAGTTTTCAGAGTGGGTAAGTTCCGCTTATGCGTAGAGGATAGATATGGCGACTAATGGAAACCTAGCTTCATTTGACGACTATTTCCAGACCCAACTGGAGATGGAGCCTCAGACTGCATACATGGGTATGCTTGGCAGACAGCAGTTTGGCGGTACAAGACCTATGCAGCAGAGAGCCAGAGACTATTATGGTGGACAGTTCTCAGATGTCTATAACAGGTTTCTCGGAGTAAAAGGACAGGAGCTTCAAGATAGAACTGACCCCTCCAAGATGACCAGCTTTACAGATTATCTCGAACAGGCTGCTACAGAGAATCCGTATACACATAGATACGCAGCCCGGACACCACAGCAGAGAGGGGTATCAACTAGGCAGTTCTCTCCTAGTACTAGGTTCCTCCTCTATTAATGCCTCA